TGTTGAAGCCTCTGTCTTCATTGGTGCTGTGGGTCGCCATGAATCCTCTATACACTTCCTTTGATTTGATGTAAGAGTCCATGGATGGCATTTTTCGTCCGCCTTTGTTGGCGTGTAAGGATTCTTCGTGTTGGTTGTTTGCAGTTTTCATAGTGTATGTTCTCCTCTATTCGTGTGGGTCATCACCTGGTGTGTTTAGTGTTGATGTTTGTGGTTCAGGTTCCTTGTTACTCTCTAGTGGTATGGCGCCGCTCACGTACGGTATGGGTGTGGAGTCCTTCACGCAGTCAAAGGTCGTGGTGTATTGTTGTGGTGAAACGGCGTGGACAACATTAGTGAGTATCCATCGGCCGCTGAGATACTCGTCATAGACCCTTTCGTCTGGTGAAACGGTCGGAATAGGTTCAAAACTCGGCAGGTTGAGAAGGACCACGTCACCAGCTGCAAGGGTGGAATTACCAGGTACGGTACACTTGACCACCAGTTGATTGTGTGTGAAATAGTCATGCAAGCGGTCCTGATTGAATTGACCAAGGTTGTCATAATTGTGACCATCAATGTCACTTTGCATATGCAACCGTGAATCCATGTTCGATAGTAATAAGCGTTGGTCCGTATAGTCTGATACTCTCTTTGTGTCCTCAACAGGCGTGTCCGTGAAAAGTGGATTACTTGTTGGGTCCTCATTGTGGTTTCTTTCTTCAAATACATCATGGTACCTGTGTTCTTTCTTTACATAGGTCTTGGTGTGCATATTGTAGATGTAATGCGTTGATCCTAGCATACCTGATACACTTGCCGCTAAGAAGTCTTGGTTCTTGATGACACGGTACTCCAATATGGAATGCATATCTCTTGCCACATCCTTGTCCGCACTAGGTGATACAAAATACTCTATCTGTGCTGGTCGAATTCCATTCGCACTCGCAACTAAACTCTCCCAAGAACGGAAGTTGTAACCACGGTGGTTCTCAAAGAACAGGTAACCTGCACCTTCAAATTCCCTACTGCGACAGCGTTTCGCTAACATCCTGATGAAGGAAAAAGGTTTCATATTGTTACCCAACAGTTTGACCTTCAAGTCACTTGGTTCAAGGTTCAATGCTTTCTTCGTCTTCAATACATCTCTTAATATTGTTTCGCAAATGACATCACCTGTGTCCTCATGCGCCACATTTATGCGTGAACGGTGATTCTTTATTGCTTCCTTTGATGTGAAATGTATGGTATAGACCTGTTGGCGTTCATCTGTCTTCACCATGTTGTTCACCTTGTATATGCGACCACGAAAAGACTCAAAATCTATCTGTTCATTTTGAGGCGTTCCAAATACAAACTCTATTTCCTCTTGTCCTATGATGGGTATGTTCTGTAAATGATTGGCACTATCCGCTATGGTAACATCACCAGTTATTTGGGAAGAATTGATACTCTCATAGACATTCAACTCTAACCATAGTGGTTTAATGTCTATGGGGTCACTTGATGAATGGATGATGATATAGTCTAACTGAAAATCACCTGCGAATTGTGAATCACCTGTTTCAGTTGAAGCTGTATCTGAGGATTTAGTTTTGGTACCAGTTTTTTGTTTACCAACCGTGGCTGCCATAATTTTACCTTCTTATAAGTTGTTCAAACTCTTTACTGAATTGTCCTACATATGTCTTATCTAATAATCGTATTTTACGCTTCTTGTCATTTCGTGTTTGTTCATACTCATAATTAGTGACAGGTAATGCACCTGCAGTATCGCTTGAAACTGTTAATAATTCTGTTGTATCACCACTTGTTTGTGCCACTTCATAATGATGAACAGCACTCGCTGTACCATACTTGTCATTGACATAATCCGTCAAACTTGCTTGATCCAATGGCCAATCGTGGCGACTTGTTATGTTGTTTACCGTGATGATGACCCAATGAAGTGTTGGAGCACCATAGTATTTGAATGCTATAATGTCTGGCGTTTCGCCATCCTTCACATCATAGCTGTCATAAACCAAGGTATTTGCACGGACATTCGCTTTTAGGTTGACACGGCGCAATATATCTGTTATAAGTGTTCTATTCTGTGTGTCCTCAATGTCATATTGATACAATGGAAACTTGCTAAAGTAAGACATATTAGAAACCCTCCACTATCTTCTCTTTGGTCATAATTTCTGTTTCACTAAAAGTCAATGTCATATTGATTTCTGTTGGCGCAGGTGCTTCACCACCACCCACTTTAATTGGTCTAAAGTGTTGTGTTTCACCACCTGGTCCAAATGTAACATCCATCTTCTCTAATACAACACCACTTACAAATGGATACCAATTGTTTTCTACACCTTTATACATATATTGTATGTCAAACTCACTAGGGAAGATAAGGTGGCGACCTATCTTCTGATTATTCACCCTTTCAGGTAGCATATGAAACTTAAATAATTTCTGTATTGCGTGTACTTGTCGCAACTCTTTCTCACTTCTTGGTGTAAATCTGAACTGAAAATCAAATGTGCGTAAGTCCACACCTTGGAAGATTGCTTCAAGTGCTGGGTTTAATGCTTTTTGCGATCCTTTTCGTATCACACCTTCCAAATCACCACCAGTAACTAAATCTGTTATACCAGCCGCAGCTTTAACTGCTAATGTGTCTATCAATGCGTCCCTAACAGTAGCAAATGTGCCTGCAGTACCTAATTTATCTAACACTTCACTAACATTGGTCGCACCTATCAAATCTGCACCCATAACACCTGCTAAACCTGTTTCTGATTTCTTATAATTCGCATTGTATGATGATTTAAGATTAGGTGGCATATACAATGCAATGGTATCACTTGTTCGTTTCAACTTACCACCTGCTCGTAGAGCACCACTTATAGATTTGTTGTCAGTTTCACGCCTAACGGAGTTCAGTTTAGCATCATCTTGTTCATAAGCAATGGATGGACTATATAAATTGTGTTCTTCTTTTGGTCGCTTAGTTGTACGACCAGGAGGACCCCCAACTTGAGGTGTTGTTTGTGGTCCTGCATATTTACTTTGTGATACTTCAAATATATGAAACAACAAATAGTGTCCATATTCTGCTGTACCCAAATCATCAGGATATCGCAATGTGCCAAATGCCATAGGATCCTGTTCTGACCATTCGTCAGGTGCTGTTGATGAATAACCTTTACCTCTACTGTTTCGTATGGGTGCTGAGGACGCCGTTGCTGGTTGTCCGTGACCAAGTATACCACCAAACAATGAGGATTTTAATTTTTGTGCTAGGCTTGACATATAACTATTTATGTGTTAAGTGGTTGGATTGTTGACCAATGTTTCAAATGTTCTTCTGTGATGACCTGAAAATTGTATCCCTTCTTCTTGCAAAACTCCTCACAACTCTCCCACTTCGCTTTGTTGATGATATACTGTTGCGTTGTGTATTTCCAGTTTTTCGTCTTGCGTTTAGGCATACGAGGTGGTTCCGTATACTTTTTAGGCTTGATTTCCCATACGGTTTGTGTTATAGTGCCTGTTTTGTTCTTGTATTTCAACCATATGTCTGGAAAATAGCGACTGAACCTACCAGTAAATGGATGCTTGTATGGCACAAAAAATTCTTCACTTGACCATTGGATAATACTAGGACTTGTATCTAAATATTTAAATACAGTTAATTCCCAAGATGAACGGAAGACAATGTTGCGGTAGTCACCCTTATATTTTGATGGATTTTTGGGTTGAAATTTACCATCAACCGTAAACTTGTTTGACATTCTTTTAAATCGTTTCATCTTCAATATTTATTATAAATAGTAATATGGCAACCAAATCAATATTTGACATAATCCGTCAAGCAAAAGGAGATAGGGACCTCTCTATCAACTGGTATAAGAAAAAGATAGCAGACCTATCTAATAGAATATCAGCTGCAAAGTTAATGAGAAGTGGTAAACTACACGGATCACCACAGTTAAGGGGGTTGAACTTCTTTCGTTATGACCCTAAACTCAAAAATGTGTTACCTTATTATGACATATTCCCATTAGTGTTGCCCATTGATACTGCACCTGGTGGTTTTCTAGGTGTTAACTTTCATTATTTACCCATAGCATTGAGAATGAAACTATTTGAAACATTGGACAATAAAAGATTTAGAGGTAATTATAAAGCATTGAAAAATGCAACAAACATAAAACCAACAATAAAACATTACTTACGAAGTCATTTGGTATCAGGCTTCCTTCGTTTAGAAGAAGATGAATTTGCACCTGCGATATTTATGCCAGTCCAAAACTTCAAGAAAGCAAATGTAAGGACAGTTTGGGCAGATAGTAGGAGAATGGTTTAATGGCAATTTTTAGAGGCGGTAAAAGAGTAGGACCTTTTGACATTCGTATTGGTTGGCCAAGAGGTAAAGAATACGATAACATACCTGGTGACCCTAGGTTAAAACAAAAAGCAAATCCTGAAACAACCATCAATCGTTTTCGTTCTGCAATTGCAAAAGGTGAAGGTGTTGCTCGCACTACAAGATTTTTAGTCAACATCACCCTACCAACAAATGTAGAATTGATAGAAGACAAGATAAGTCAATTAGTGTATGGTTCCCAAGAACCTGGAACAACAGGAGGTCCTGCAGGTATGGGTGTACCTCAAGCTGATGCCCAAT